GACACGCAAATGTTGGTAAGACATCTGTAATCTTATATCTAATGATGTTACAGAGCTTAAAAAACAACAAGCGTTGGTTAGTCTTTAGTTCTGAAAATACCCCTCACTCACTTGTAAAGAAGTTATCTGAGTTCTACTTGGGTAAGGTTCTAAATAGTGTAGATGAGATGGAGATGCAACTTGCTTTAAGTTGGATACAACAACACTTTATACTTATTGATAGTGATAGAAAGCTATACACCTACAGAGACTTATTAGAGGAGGCTACAGATATCTATTCTGAAGACCCCTTTGATGGCTTCTTAATTGACCCCTATAATAGTTTAGCGAAGGACAAAGAGATGTTCTCTACTCTTGGCGGTCACGAGTATGATTATGAAGCTGCAAGTAGTCTTAGACAATGGGCTAAACAAAGAGATGTAGCTATTTGGTTAAACACCCACGCAGTAACCCAAGCGTTAAGAATGAAACACGCAGCAGGACACGAGTACGCAGGGCATCCTATACCTCCAAGTAGTGCAGACATTGAAGGCGGTGGTAAGTTTGTAAATAGGGCGGATGACTTTATGGTCATCCATAGATACATTCAACACCCTACAGAATGGATGTACAACCACATACACATTAAGAAGGTCAAAGAGGTGGAGACAGGTGGAAGACCTACCCCTATGGAAGAGCCTATAAGATTTAGAAGTATACCCAATAATGTAGGCTTTGAGATACACGGAGAGAATCTTGTTAATAAAAAAGAACAAAAGCAAAGTAATTTACCTTTCTAAAGTATATATTAGATTATGAACCAATCAGTTAGTATAATATACATAGAGAACAAGGCACAGTTGTTGATGCAAATTGCCCAAGAGTTTAAGGATACAGACATCAATCTATTCCTTGACCTCGTAAGCATCTATACTGCTATGTGTAGTTCTACTGAATTGGTTAAGGAAGTACAGGATGTCATCTATGACCAAGAGGTAAAATTATTGGAGCTTACAGAAGATGTCCATAAATTAACAGAAATGCTATGAACTTTGCTATTGACATTGCACCCCTCGCAGGTTTTCTAATAGGTATCAACTATTGGAACTCAGAAATGAATGACGATTACGAAAACCCCAAGTACCACTCTTTGCAGTTGTGCATTGGGATTTTTGCTTTTGTAATAACTTGGGAATCAGAATGACAGTCTTAGACCTACTTGCTTCGTACCATAAGGAATGGCTAAAGATGGCTCGGAGCTTTGGCGCAGCAGACTTTGCTGAGGACATCGTACAGAATATGTACATACGCCTCAATAAGTATGTAGAAGACCCTGAGAGGATTATGTACAAGGGACAACCTAACAAGCTCTTTGTGTGGGTAACGCTACGCAATATGGTAAGGCAGTTCCAGAAGAAGAAAGACCTTATGGTCTACTCTGGGGATATGGTTGAATACGACCAAGCAGAACAAGAGTTTGATATGGTTGAGGCTCAAGGCTTTGAGAAACTTATAGATAAGGTATGGCAAAGTATGGAGGGATTGCATTGGTACGATAAGAAGATGTTTGAGGTGTACCACACCACAGGAATGTCTATGAGAGATATAGAAAAAGAAACAGGCATTAGCCTATACTCAATTTTTGATACATTAAAGAAATCTAAAGAATATGTCCGCAAAGAAATCAACGAAGACTACGAAGACTACACCAACGGTGAAGCAGACCTCATCTAAAGGTCTTGGAGACGATATAGAGAAAATCACTAAAGCAACAGGAATTAAGAAGATAGTAGACACCTTTGCAGATATCACAGGTCTTGACTGTGGGTGTGATGCTCGTAAGGCAAAACTTAATCAATTGTTTCCAAAGAAGACACAACCTCTTTGTCTTATAGAAGATGAGTACAATACCCTCAAGGTATTCTTTCATCAATTTAATGGTAATGAGATTAAGACTATCTACCACGAACCACTAAGTAGAATCCACGCAAGGATATTTCAACACAAGTTTTACATTCCTTGTACCTGTAGCCCTAAAGAATGGAAGAGAAACATAGACGAGTTAAATAAAGTATACAACGAGTATGAAGGAACTTGATTTATTTAACATTTTAAAGTTATGTTTTATGGATGACCTTGAGAAGAGCAAAAGTCAATACTCTCGTTTTGATTGCTACTCGTCTAAATGGAATATGGACATAGAGTTAAAGTGTAGAAGAACTCATTACGATGAGTTGCTTATTGAAAAAGATAAGTTTGATGCTTTGATATCCAGAGCTAAAGAAAACAACAGTAGACCTTTCTACATTAACTCTACACCTAACGGTATTTATGCTTTTGATTTAGAAGACTTCTTAGAGTTAAATTGGATAATGAAAGGAGGTCTTCCTAAGACCACAGACTTTAGAGACAAAAGAAGAATTGTTAAAGAGGTGGGATTTTTACCCATTTCATTAGCAAGAAAATTAGATGAAGAATAAATAAAGATTGTTAATAATTGTGTGTATATTAGCAGAAACTAAAACACATTATTATGTCTACAAAAAGGAAATACACTTGGCAAGAGAACCTTCTATACGGAGGTACTATGTCCATCGTTTGTTCAGTTGTTATCATAGCGTTGCTTTATGTCTACGCAATAATAGAGAATGTACTATGGACTATTTAGACTACGAGCTGCAACAACACGATGAGCAGCAAAGGAGTTGGTGTGACCAATGCGGAGAGTACAATACTGACGATTGGACTTGTGACTGCGATTCAGAAGACGAGATAGTACAAAGACAAATAGACCTACAAAAATGATGACACACACAAAAGCACTTATTGATGCTCAGATAGTATTTGAAGAGCCATTGAACGACAAAGAGACGATTGATGCCCTTCTACATATTGATGCACAGATGTACTCTAATATGGGTACTGACACTACTAAAGCAGAAAAGGAATCCGTTAGGAGAGCTTCAGCCTTTATCTACAGATTGATTAAGGGAATAGACCCAGAGAAGGGTCAGAAGTTTCTTCTCGGTATGGGACTTACAAAATAAAATTATACATTACACCTATGAAAAATATAACAATGCTTAATGGCGAGAGCCATTTACAAGGGTGGCTTGTTGAACAAGCTATCAACGATGACTTCTACTACGGATACTTGGGAAAGGTAGCTTTCAGCTCCTCCAACCTAAAGAAGCTATTAGATTCTCCAAGAACCTACTACAACCTTATGCAGTATGGAGACGAGAATAATAGCCAAGCTCTAAGAGATGGTAGACTAATCCACACAATGGTCTTAGAACCAGAGAAGATTGATGAACTCATATTCATTGATGTGATTAGCAAGAATACCAAGATATGGAAAGAGGCAAAGGAAAAGCACCCTGCTCATTTGCTATACACTAATAAAGAGAGAAGAAGTGCCGAGCGTTTAGCAGATGCACTATTCAAGAACCACCAAGCAGTAGAGCTATTGAGAGGCGCACAGTTTGAAGTTCCTGCGGTTGATTACATAGATGGCTACCCATTCAGAGGTAAAGCAGATATCATACAACCTAATGGTACTATAATTGACCTTAAGACCACCGCAGATTTACGCAACTTTGTCTATTCTGCAAGGCACAAATATTCTTATGATGTACAGGCTTATATCTACTGCACTCTATTTGGTGTAGACTACACTAAGTTTAAATTCTTGGTAATAGATAAGCTCTCTTGTGATGTGGGTATCTACTCTATAAGTGAGGACTTCTTTAATAAGGGAGAGGAGAAGGTTAAGTATGCTCTTCAACAATACTTTGAGTTCTTTGAGGATAAGCCTCTATTGGACATACAAGAGATGGTCAACAACTACACCATAGTAGGAGAGTTATAATGCCAGACTTTAGCGGATTAGGACTAAGAGCATTGATGCTTGAAGTACAAGCGGTACAACAAGAGAATATAGGTAACTCAACTGTCGTAATGACATTGGAAAATATCTACCAAGCTCTTGGCTTCTGCCTACATACTAAGGAGTATTGTGAGAAGCAGATGCGAGAGGCACAGGCTACGAACGCCAAGTACAAGATGAAGGTACACGAATTAAAAACAGAACTCAAAGAGGTGAAGACCCAACGAGACAACTTATTAGAGAAGATAGAGATATGAAAGACCTTACAGTAATAGACCAATTCTTAATGGTCAAAGCATTCTGGAGAGAGTTAGAGAGTAAATATTCAATAGGCAAGGGAAGAAGTAGAGACTATGTAATATGGAGACACGCCTTTAGCGTTGCTTGTGTGGAGAACACGACACTATCATTAATGAAGATAGGTGAGACGATAAACAAAGACCACGCCTCTATCATACACGCTACGAAGCAGCACGAGATGAACTACCTGTATGACACTATCTACCAACAAAGATACCTTGAGCTTACAGAGGAGCTTGGAGAACTTGTAGCACGATACCAAGAGGTGATGCAAGAGAACATAAGTAAGCGAGTAGTAAACATACACGGAGAAAAGTCTGTAGAGAGTCTATTAGGAGGATACACCAAACAAATCCAAAGACTAAAGACTAAGCACTCTAACGATACTGAAGCACTCAAGAAGGAGTTAGCATTTATATCAAGGCAGTTAAAGAGTATGAAGAGCCGCAATGAAGCGTTGAGTGATGAACTCCTACGAGTAAAGAACTTGATATGAAGAAGCACACCAAAATCTATATGGACTACTTCAACTATGTTCTGGATGACTTCATAGAGTGTGAGGTATGTGGAGCAAGGGCGGTAGACATCCACCACATAGAGAATAGAGGTGCAGGAGGTAGCAAACACAAAGACACGATTGAAAACCTAATGGCAGTATGTAGACCTTGCCACATCTTTCACGGAGAGAGAAAAGAGTCTATACAATTTTTAAAAGACATACATAACGAAAACTTATGAAGTTTATTATTAGACATACAGTAGAGAGGTCTTTTGATACTATAGAAGATGCAAGGAACTACAGAGACACGATTACCACAGGTAATACTGTACTAACAGTAGACCAAGACCCATTTGGTAAACACTTTGACATCAATCCAAATGCAGCTAAAGAAAAATAGGGGAGTGCGGACAAGTTTTTATGTTAGGAGTAGGATAGAGATTGAAATGCTCCCCTAATTATAAGGTGAGGTGGTTGTACTAATTATTATTAGTCTTTACTTGGGTAAGTATCCACCTCCCTTTAAACCATAGAGAGGGGCAGTCTTATATAAATTAATTATATAAAGGACTTGTGGTTAGGTACGACTGACCCCTCTTTTTATTATAAGTAAGGGTATAACCTTACAATAAGTAGATTGAATGGTGCTTATTTACACCACTAACAAGTTCGGGGAAAAGTTCGGGGAAAAGTTCAAGCATATAAAAATAGGCGCACACCAATAATAATAGGCGCAAATTAGAAACCTTTAACACCAAAGAGAGATGAAAACACTAATAATACTTACACTTATGCTTGCTGTCTTGTTTATGTATCTAACCG